TTGATGAGATCTGTGACTTATATGTAAAGCATAAGTTAGATAACAACCAACCCATCACCGCAACCAACAAACCTGATATGGTTCTTGCGGCTTATGAAGAAGGTCTAGTTAAGACAGCAGCACAAAGAAACGAAGAGGCAGCAGCAGCGATAACAGCACGTGCTAGTTGATAATCACACGGAGTTCGTAAATAACTAAAAAGTAGATAATGTCAGAACAAATTCAGGCAATCAAGAATAAGTATCCAAAATCAGGAAAAGAATAATGAGAGAGGAAAACGCTATGGGACAATTGATTCGTATATGTATCTTTCCTTGACTTATTGCTCTCACATAGGTTAGAATAGATTTGACTAAACATTTTCTCTCCCGTCCTTGCTACGGATTATTAATACAAAATGTGGATTGAAAAAGAAACATCAATTGATGAAATCAAAACATTACTTGATAATGGATATGAGGTAGAAGTTGATTCTCCCGATGGATATGTTTCTGTAAATTTCTTTATTGACAAGGGAATGTATGATGAATACGTTTTAAAGGTTGATGAACTCGAACCTATCAAATGTAATGCAGATCATTTATTTGAAACCTCTGTTGGTTGGATGAAGGCATCTCATATTTTTAATAAGTATAAAATAATGCACTTCTTAACCAAAGATGGATATAAACTTGGTAGGATGTTTAAAACAGAAAACCAAATACCTATTGTTGATATTAATGTAAATCATTCAAATCACAGATATTATACAAACGGAGTTTCTTCTCATAATACTGGTGTAGGTAAATCATTGTTTATGTGCCATGTGGCTAGCTCCGTCTTGCTTCAGGGGAGGAACGTATTGTATATTACGCTCGAAATGTCAGAAGAAAAAATTGCTGAACGAATTGATGCAAACTTATTGAATGTAAACGTTCAAGATCTCCCTAATATCTCAGAAGATAATTATGAGAATCGGATTCAAAAGTTATCTAAGAAGACTCAAGGTAAACTTCTCATCAAAGAGTATCCCACTGCTTCTGCTCATGCTGGGCACTTTAAGTCTCTTCTTAACGAGTTATCGCTTAAGAAATCCTTTTTTCCAGATATTATTTTTATCGACTATCTTAATATCTGTGCATCTTCTAGATACAAGGGAACGGCAGTAAACTCTTACACTTATGTTAAGGCAATTGCTGAAGAACTTAGAGGATTGGCTGTTGAATACAACGTTCCCATCGTCAGTGCTACTCAAACTACTCGTTCTGGTTATGGTAACTCTGATGTTGAACTTACTGATACTTCTGAATCCTTTGGTTTGCCTGCTACTGCTGATCTTATGTTTGCTCTGATTAGTTCTGAAGAACTGGAAAATCTGGGGCAAATTATGGTGAAACAACTGAAGAATCGCTATAATGATCCAACCATGAATAAGAGATTTGTGATTGGAATTGATCGTGCAAAGATGAAACTGTTTGATGTCGATCAGTCTGCTCAGTATGATATCATTGACAGTGGGCAAGAAGAGGAGTATAATTACTCTGATAAACCTAAAAAGTCGTTTGAAGGATTTAAATTTTAATGGATATTACTACGCATGTTGACTTTTCTCGATATGTTGAATTTGTTGATACTGTAACAAGTAAAGAATCAAAAGATGCTGTTGCATTTACTCAACGAATCAATGAGCTTCAATCTCAAGGTTGCGACATTCAACGTCTTCTGACTGCTGCTGTCGGTATTAGTGCTGAGGGTGGTGAGTTTATGGAGATTGTGAAGAAAATGGTTTTCCAAGGTAAACCGTGGAATGAAGATAACATTGAACATCTTCAAATTGAACTTGGTGATATTCTCTGGTATGTTGCACAAGCTTGTATTACTCTGAATGTCAAGTTTGATGATGTTGTTCTTCGCAACGTAAACAAACTGATGAAGAGATATCCTGAAGGATACTTTGATGTTCACTTTTCTGAAAACCGTGCTTCTGATGATCGATGAGTAAAAAAGAAATCAAACTGCAGTTGAAAACAAGAACTGCTATTGAACTTCTCTTAGTTCTAGATACCGCTACACAAGGTTATAGTCAAGACTTTGCTCCAGAAAGAATCGTAAGACTTCGAGAACTTATGAAAGAACTGGATGAAAAACTTGAAAAAAGTATCTTAACCGAAGAATGATAATCACCCTTTTCTAAATATTAGAAAAGGGTTTTTTTCTTATGGATAATATTCTAGATATAGAATCTAAATTAAGATCTATGGGATTTGCAAGTTTAAAAAGAATAAGTTCTAGTAGAGTAGCCATTTTGACAAATGATGATAGAACATCAGTTCTAGAAAAAGTAGCTTCAGAGTTAAAAGAAGACTTTAATGCTAAATATGTTGCAAACTATACTACTTCTAGTGGAAGTATGTTATCTAGCACTGGGGTGGTAACTTTAAATGGAAATAAAATAATTCTTGCAAAACCTGCTTCTAGACAAGGTAAAGGTTCAGCCGGTTTGGATAATGAAGACAAATTAGTGAATGAAATTAATAATCATATTGATGATGGTTGGGGATCTATAAAAGTAATTTTTATTGGATCTGGCAAAAAAATAGAAATTAATGATGTAAAAAAAGCTCAATCTGTTGGGGCGGACACTGCAGGAAGAAAAAAATCAGATGTAAATTTAATTACAAGTTCTGGAGAATTTCCAATTTCAATTAAAAAAACAAATGCAGAATATTGGGAATCAGCAGATAGAATATGGGGAAGTAAAGCAAAAGCAGCTATAGATTTTTTATCAAAAAATGGTGATATAAAGTTAATAGTAGAACAATCTGGAATTTATAGTTTTGGTAATAATGTTACTGGTATTGGAATTCCAGCTACACAATCTGAAAAAACTGATTTTGTTTTTGGATCTGATCTATTAGGAAAGGGGATAGTTGTAAAACAAACTTTTTCTGCCTCAACATTTAGATGGGATGAATCTACTGGATCTTTAACGGTTATGTGTAATAAAATTTTTAAAACTCTTTCTGATGTTTCTTCTTCAAGTGAAGATGTTTATTTGTTTATAAGAAAAGATAGAACTAGAAGAAATCCTTATCCAGGTATGAGAGTGTTGGCTGCTTACAAGAGCAGAGTCACTTCGGGAAGTGTCAAGGTGTTCTCTCGCAGTAAGTTTAGAGGTGTGATATAATACTCAAATGAAAAACACCCACCTCGAACACCTGGAAGACGACATCCTGAATAACGGAACTCAGGGTGGGCGTGACGCGATTGCATTTCTTCGATCCCTTGGTAAAATGTTGTCTGATGGTGATTCTGGAATGAGAATCACTACCAAGTGGGATGGTGCTCCCGCTGTAATTTGTGGCACTGATCCTGAGAATGGTAAGTTCTTTGTTGGAACTAAATCCGTCTTCAATAAACTTAATCCCAAAGTTTGTTATTCAGAAGCTGATGTAGATTCTTTGTATTCTGTTGGAGGGTTGAATGAGAAACTTAAAACTTCCTATCGATATCTTTCTCGTTTGGGTATTCGTGGAGTTGTTCAGGGGGATCTTCTATTCACTAACGATAAGTATCTTGGTGTAATTAATGGTAAAGAAGTCTATCACTTTACTCCCAATACAATCACTTATGCAGTTCCTAAAAATTCTGATCTTGGTAAAAGAGTAACCGAAGCTAAAATGGGTATTGTATTTCATACAACCTATAATGGTTCATCTTTAGGAACAATGGTGGCTAGTTTTGGTGCAAAGGTGCCTGGTAATAGTGATGTCTTTGTTGCATCTGCTGAGTTTTCTAATGCAAGTGGTGCTGCAAACTTTACCAAACAAGAAAAAAATACATATAATCTTCTTGTGAATAGTGCAGAGGGATCTCTAAAACAAGCTTCAAAATTTTTGAATGTTTTAAATACTCAAGATAAGTTTTCAATGAACGCAATATTTAAACAGTTCTTCAACTCTTATATTCGTTCTGGTGCAAAGTTTGGAACTGTAAATGAAACAATTGCAAATTTTGCTGCATATTTTTCTCAACTTGTAGATAAAGAAATTGCATCTAAAAAGACAAAAGCTACACAAGATAAATATAATAAGATTAAACTAGATGGTTTGAAATTTATCCAAACAAATAGATCTTCTATTTACTATACAATTGCTTCATACTTTAATCTACTTAAGGCTAAAGACTTTGTGATTAAGAAATTATCATCTGTAAATACTTTTGGAACTTTCCTTAAGACAGAAGATGGTTATCGTGTAACTGCTCCTGAAGGATTTGTCGCAATCAAATCTGGAAGAGCTCTAAAACTTGTAGATCGTCTGGAGTTTAGTAGGGCTAATTTTACCGCCGCAAAAAATTGGGATAAAGGATGAAAAGATTTTTACAATTTCTTTCGGAAGCTGAAACGTCTGCATCAACCAGAGCCAAACAGATGGGGCTCCAGGGGGATGGACATGGCGATTGGTATGATAAGAAAGGTAGACTAATAGCAAAAACAGTTAAAGGGCAACTCAAGATATTTGGCCAAGGTACAGGGCCTCAACAACAAGCCAAACCACAGATTGATCCTCAAGGGCAACTGAATGTACTTGCACAACAGTCTGCAGCCGCAGAACAGGAACGTCAAGCTGCAGAACAGGAACAACCAAAGGATTTAGGAACTCTTACAATTGCATTTGGCAGATTCAATCCTCCAACTGCAGGGCATGAGAAACTATTGAAGAAAGTTGCTAATGTAGCCAAGGATGGTGACTATGTAATCTATCCATCCAGATCTCATGATCCAAAGAAGAATCCATTGGATCCTGATGCAAAAATTGGATTTATGAAACAGATGTTCCCAGATCATGCAGAACATATTCAGAATGATGCAAATGCAAAGTCAATCTTTGATGTTCTGAAGTCTGCTCATGAACAAGGATATACTGGAGTGAATGTTGTTGTAGGATCTGATCGTCTTCCAGAGTTTGAGAAACTAACAAATACTTACAATGGAAAACTCTATGATTTCCAAAATATCAATGTAATTTCTGCAGGAGAAAGAGATCCTGATGCTGATGATGTATCTGGTATGTCAGCATCAAAGTTAAGAGCTGCAGCTGCTTCAAATGACTTTGAATCTTTCATGCAAGGAATGCCAAAGTCGATGGATGAGAAGAAATCAAAACAACTCTTCTCACAAATCCAACAATCAATGAAACAGACTTCTAAGAAAAAGACGAATAAAGAATCTTTTGAACTTTGGGAAATTGCTCCTAAGTTGGATCAATACACTCTTCGTGAAAACTTTATTGCAAAAAAAGTCTTTTCTGTTGGTAAACTAGTTGAAAACCTTCACACTGGTTTGATTGGTAGAGTCATCCGTGCAGGAACAAATCATTTGATTTGTGTCACTGAAGATAAGATTATGTTTAAGTCTTGGATAACGGATGTTTCAGAGTTAAATTAATTATAAATAAATACTAGAAAGAAGTATTTTTTGGATCAAAATGTCAAATCCCTGGAGCGAATCTTTTGAAGATATGAGATCTTCTGTCGAAAAACTTCACGAAGCAAATCAACAAAGATTCAAGTTTAGAGTTAAGGATAAGAACAAAGGAACTTATACTGTCAAAACAACAAGACAGAGAGCAGATATTTTAAGACGCACTCCTAGTGTTCTTTCTGTGGAAAGAATTGAAATGTCTGAGAACGTTGAAGAATCAAATGATGGTAATCTTGCAAACAACTATCCTCCATATGATAAAGTGACCAGAGGAGATGTAATTGCTGGCGCAACTGGTAAAGATCAGATGGGTGGTAAGAAAAAGAAGTCAGTTAGGAAAGAAGGATATTCGGATTGGCGTTCTGAGATGCCAGAAAATTTTTTTTTTGAATCCTTAACCGAAAAAGTTTCTCCAGCTTCTCCATATTGTGATGTAATGCCAGATCAAAAATCTGGTGAAAATCAAAAAGATCCTCAAAGGGGAACCCAAAATCAAAAACTTCTCAAGATGAGAAAAGAAGATTTGGATCTTCTTGCAGAAGAACTTGGTGGGGAAGTAGTTGATATTCGAGAATATGCAGCTGCAGTAAGAGCTTTACCAGCGATATCTAGAATTGTAAAAACTGGTGGTTTAAAGGGATTTAGAGTTCCTGTAAAACCTCCCCATTTACCAAGAGTTCCACAACTTCCTGCACCAGAACCAGGAAAACCAACCAAGCCAGAAAAACCAGGAAAACCAACCAAGCCAGAAAAACCAGGAAAACCAACCAAGCCAAAAAAACCAGGAAAACCAACCAAGCCCGAGACAAAACCAAAAGTTCCAACTAAACCAAAAGATAAGGGTAGTGTGATAGTTCCAGGAACTGAAAAGGGTGGAAAGGTTGAACCAAAAACTCAACCAATTCCAAGTCCAAAACAAACACCCCAAACACAAAAGACGCCACCCATAGTTGCAACTCCTGGAATGCCAAAAAGTGGCCCTAATCGAGGATTTACACTTAGACTACCAATTCCAGGTTTGCCTAAAGGCCCAAATCAATCTATTACTACTGCCTGGGCTAAACAAATTTCATCGAAAAGGTGAATAATATTGTTTTTATAAATATCATTATAACGAACTATTGTAATAGGTAAAACTCATGTCACTCTGGGGCAATAAAGATTTAGTTGGAAAAGCAGGAACTGTTGCTATTAACCTTAGCACCAAAGTAGTAACTGGAACTGGAACTACATTTAATACATCTGGATTTGAAGTCACCGAAGGTGATGTGCTTGTAGTTGGAGCTGGTGCGACTTTTGGACACGCAGTTATTTCTTCTGTAACAAGTAATACTGTAGCTTCTATCGCAAGCACCCAGTTTTTGATTCCAAATCCAACAACTGGACTCATTCCAGCAGGCACTGCATATTTCGTTACACAAAGGCCTATTTCAACACTTGGAGGAGCATTTGGTGCTCCTGATGTGAAGTCAAACATGACTTCAGCAGTGTTTGGTGTAGATACAACAGAAACTGGTATTGCTCGTACAACAACTGTTGGTGGTAAATCAGGTGCCTTTGGTGTCGCACACGCTGGTTGGGTTGGTGTTACTACTTATATTGATACTCACGGAAATCTCAGAGTTAAGTCTGAAGTTTTAGTTGCGGGAAGCATGATTACTGGTGATGCTGATGATAACGCTAAGTTCCCAAATAGTTGATAATATGATATGAGATTTGATGAGTTGAATGAAGATAATTATTTACTATTCGCTATAAAACATTACGATAATCCTCAGTCTACAACTCAAGAAAACTTTTTCAATGATATGAAAAAGTTTAAGTATGTGAAGAGACTGATGAAGAGATATAAGAAGACTGGGGATTTACAAATTCATTTGATCATAAATCATATGATTGTCTTGTTTAATGTGTTTAATGATGCAACGATTCCCCTTTTATTTTTAAAATTGGAGGATGAGTTGTGGCCAATTTTAAAAAGTTTCTTAGTGTTTTTAAATAGAGTGCCTGATTATCCCCAAACAGATCTTCAAAAAATTTCTTGCGATAAATATTGTTTAGAACAACTCAATCAACTTCAATGAATAAATTGGGATACATCATTGAAATAATTCGTGTATTGAAGGAAGAAGGAGCACCCACTATGAATTTGGGTGCGGGTCAGATTGCTGGAACAAAAGAAGCAGGTGATGATCCACCAGTTGATTTAAGAAAAAAAAATACAAAGGGATGGAATATTTTTTTCAAGGATCTTGTAAGGAGAAATAGAAAAAAGAAAAGGAAGTCCTAAAATGTTTAGTAACGACTCAAAAATTCAAATCGCCGTGCTACAAGAACGATTCAAGTCACACGAACAGATTATTGATAAGGTTGATACTGCTATTCAGACATTGAGTGAAACAAATCAAAATATTTGCAAAATGCTCGCCGTTCATGATGAACGAATCAGTGTGCAAGCAAAGTTTGATGAAGATATTTGCAAAAAGGTTGATGATATTGAAGGTAAGATAAACAATCTTTATAAGTTTAGATGGCAAGTTGGTGCAGTTATTGCTTTTGTTGTATTTGTAGGTGGGATTATTCCAAAGGTAATTCCTTTCTTGACATCACCCCAAAACAGTGGTAACATAGAAAGAACCAAATAATCTTCTTCATGATCTATATTGACTCCAAATATATTGGGATGATTTCATCTCGGTTAGAGAAGTTTGTCAGAAAGAAAGAAGGTTTATATAACTTCAGGTGCCCCTATTGTGGAGATTCTCAGAAACACAAGAATAAAGCAAGAGGGTATCTATACAAATCAAAAAGTGATTATAACTTTAAATGCCACAACTGTGGTGTCACGAGATCGTTTACTTATTTCCTGAAGGATCTTGATGAACCCTTGTATAAAGAATATGTTCTGGAAAGATATAAAGAGGGGTTAACTGGAAAAGGAACTGTGTCTCCAATTCCAGAATTCAAGACATCAAAACCAGTATTTAAAAAAGTCACAGAGTTAGAACAATTCAAAGGGCTCAGTAAGATCTCAGAACTAAATACTACACATCCAGCGAGAGAGTATCTTAGCAAAAGACAAATACCTGAGAGATTTTTCTCAAGGTTTTATTTCGTAGAAGATTACAATCTCTGGGCAAACAATGATAATACATTTAAAGAATCACGAATTATACTCCCACTAATTTCGGAAGATGGAAATGTATTTGGATATCAAGCAAGATCTATTCATCAGAATGCAAAACTTCGTTATATCACCACCATCTTGGATAGGGAATATCCTAAACTATTTGGACTTGATCGTATAAACAAAAATGAAACAATCTATGTTACTGAAGGCCCTTTCGATTCCCTCTTCATACGCAACTCGATTGCTATGTGTGGAGCTGATGTTGATCTTAGTGAGTGGGGGATTGACAATCCTACTTGGATATACGATAACGAACCACGCAATCAACAAATTGTATCAAGAATATCCCGTGTTATCGAAATGGGACAAAAAGTTGTCATCTGGCCTTCGACAGTAAAAGAAAAGGATATTAATGATATGATTCTATCTGGATACATTCCCCAAGACATAATCGAACAGAATATTTTTCAGGGAATACAAGCAAAAATCAAGTTTACAGAGTGGAAGAAGGTATGAGCAACGGCATTAAAGTCAAGAAAAGAAACGGAACAATTGAGTCTATGAACCTAGACAAAATGCATATCATGGTAGACATGGCGTGTGATGGTTTGTCTGGTGTCTCAGCTTCCCAAGTTGAGATGCAATCTGGTATTCAGTTTTATGATGGAATCACCACTGCTGAGATTCAAGAAATTTTGATTCGTAGTGCAAGTGATCTGATCAGTTTGGATAATCCAAACTACCAATTTGTTGCTGCTAGACTGTTGTTGTTCTCAGTTCGCAAACAGATTTACTCTGGCAAGATGATGGATCTTCCCAAACTTTCCCAACAAGTCTTTGATGGGATTGATAAAGGCATCTATGATTCAGACATCATCAAGAAGTATAACTTTTTTGAGTTTGAAGATCTAAACAATTACATTGATCATGATCGTGACTTCTTGTTCACATACGCTGGGTTGAGACAGGTTGTAGATAAATATCTTGTTCAGGATCGTAGCACTGGTAAGGTGTTTGAGACACCACAGTTCATGTATATGTTGATTGCCATGGTTATCTTTGCTGAGTACCCTAAGGAGACAAGATTGAATTATGTCAAGAAATACTATGACGCAATCAGCAAACACAAAATCAACATTCCAACTCCCATCATGGCAGGAGTTAGAACACCTCTCCGACAATTTGCAAGCTGTGTTCTTGTTGATGTTGATGACACCCTCGACAGTATCTTTAGCAGCGACATGGCTATTGGTAGGTATGTTGCTCAGAGGGCGGGGATTGGTATCAACGCAGGTAGAATCCGTGGTATCAACAGTAAAATTCGAGGTGGAGAGGTTGCCCACACTGGCATTGTACCATTCCTCAAAAAATTTGAGGCAACTGTCAGATGCTGCACTCAAAATGGCATCAGAGGTGGATCAGCTACGGTTCACTTTCCTATCTGGCATCAGGAGATAGAAGATATTATTGTATTAAAAAATAACAAAGGAACCGAGGATAACAGAGTTCGTAAGTTAGACTATTCCATCCAAATTAGCAAACTCTTCTATGAACGATTTATCCAAAATGGAGAGATCTCCCTCTTCTCCCCACACGATGTTCCTGGTTTGTATGATGCTTTTGGCACTGATTCATTTGACGAGTTATATGTATCTTATGAACGAGATACATCTATTCCAAGAAAAACTATCGGAGCTCAAGAACTTCTTCTTTCACTCTTAAAGGAAAGAGCTGAGACTGGTAGAATTTATATCATGAACATTGATCACTGCAATTCTCACTCATCCTTCAAGGATAAGGTGGAGATGAGTAATCTTTGTCAGGAAATTACTCTACCAACTAAACCATTTGAACATATCGATGCAGAAAATGGTGAGATTGCATTGTGTATTTTGTCGGCAATCAATATCGGTAAACTTAAACATCTTGATGATCTTGAAGAACTCTGTGATCTTTCTGTTCGTGCCCTAGATGAACTGATTGATTATCAAGGATATCCTGTCAAGGCTGCAGAACTATCTACAAAGAATCGTAGATCACTGGGCATTGGTTACATTGGGCTTGCACACTATCTTGCTAGACATGGTGAACACTATGGTAATCCTTTAGCATGGAAATTAGTTCATGATCTTACTGAATCATTCCAGTATTATCTATTGAAATCTTCGACTCAACTTGCTAAAGAAAAAGGTAAATGTGGATACTTTGATCGCACCAAATATTCTGATGGTATTCTTCCGATTGATACATATAAGAAAGATGTAGATGAAATTGTTCCAAACGAATTAAAATATGATTGGGAATCTCTTAGATCATCTATCCTGGAACATGGGCTTAGGAACTCAACACTGTCCGCACAAATGCCTTCAGAGAGCAGTTCCGTTGTGTCAAATGCAACCAATGGAATCGAACCACCTAGAGATTATCTGTCCGTTAAGAAATCAAAGAAAGGGCCTCTTAAACAAATTGTTCCACAATACAATACCCTTAAGAACAATTACACGCTTCTTTGGGATATGACTGATAACAATGGTTATATTAATATTGTTGCTGTTATGCAGAAGTTCTTTGATCAAGCAATTTCTGGAAACTGGAGCTATAATCCAGAAAATTATGCCGATAATGAAGTTCCTGTGTCAGTGATGGCACAAGACTTTTTGAACTGTTATCGCTATGGTTGGAAAACAGCATATTATCAGAATACATATGATATCAAAACAGATAACATTGATGATGTAAAAAAGAGTTTAGAAAGTCTAGTTTCAGAAGTATTAAATTCAGAGGAGGAAGATTGTGAATCCTGTAAAATTTAGAGTAGAATCAGAGAAGAAGATTATGAATGGAATGACGGTTTTCAATACAAAGGAAGTGGATACTAAAAAACAACCAATGTTTTTTGGAAATCCACTCGGGGTTCAAAGATACGACGAGTATAAGTATCCAGTCTTTGATAAACTCACAACTCAACAACTCGGATACTTCTGGAGGCCTGAAGAAGTTTCCTTGCAGAAGGATCGTGCAGATTATCATACATTACGCCCTGAACAGAAACATATCTTTACTTCAAATCTGAAGTATCAGATCATGTTGGATTCTGTTCAGGGTAGAGGCCCTGGTATGGCATTCATTCCATATTGTTCTCTTCCAGAACTGGAAGCTGCAATGACTGTATGGGAGTTTATGGAGATGATTCACTCTCGTTCATATACATACATCATTAAGAATGTTTACTCAAATCCAGGAGAAGTATTTAATACTATTCTGAGGGACGAAAGAATTTTAAATAGAGCAAAAACGGTGACAGAATCTTATGATGATTTTATCAATCATGCTCACCTTTATGACTCTTCAAGATCCTGGGAATTTGCAAACGAGGGAGTTCCTTTTGGTAAAGATGAAAGAAAGGAACTGAAGAGGAAACTTTATCGTGCAATCACTAATGTTAATATCCTGGAGGGGATTAGATTCTATGTTTCGTTCGCGTGCTCGTTCGCTTTTGGCGAACTTAAACTTATGGAAGGATCCGCTAAAATTATCTCTCTCATCGCAAGAGATGAAAACCAACATCTTGTTCTTACACAAAACATTATCAATAAGTGGAAAGAAGGAGACGATCCAGAGATGGAGGAAATCGCTGCAGAAGAAGAGGGATATGTTTATGAAATGTTTAAGAGAACTGTAGATGAAGAAAAGACTTGGGCAGAGTATCTGTTTAAGGATGGTTCAATGATTGGATTGAATGATAAACTTCTTATGCAGTATGTGGAGTGGATTGCTAACCGCCGTATGAAGGCGATTGGTATGAAACCTCTGTATGACATTTCATCAAAGAACAATCCATTACCATGGACGGAGCATTGGATCTCTTCTAAGGGGATGCAGGTAGCGCCACAGGAGACTGAGGTGGAGTCTTATATTGTTGGTGGTATTAAACAGGATGTTACTAAGGATACCTTCGCAGGTTTCAAACTCTAAATATAGTATCTAAGAACTACACTTATGTTGTCAACGCACTATCGCCTCCGTTTGGAGGCAATTTGTGAAAGGATTGTTGAAGGTAGTAATGTAGAGTTGAGTGAGATGATATGGGCAGAAAAATTAGCCAAAGTAAATAGATCTGCTGCAACCCTACTGCGCCAGGCAAGAAGAAAAGCCTCCAATCCTGAGATGCAGGAGGGAGATATGGATGATTTTTTGAATCAACTTGATATTGGCGGCACTGGACTTGATCGTTTCGGTAAACGTAGTTTTAATGATGTAGATGATATGGTTGACTGGTGGACTGAAGGTAGAAACAAACCAGACGATTGGAGACAAAGAGATTAAACTGTAACAGATGTTACAAAATTCCTTGACTATATATCATATAAGATCTATAATGATCTCACGTTCATCTGGAAACAGACGGAAGTAAGCCGACTCGGAACGGATCGTTCATCTATGGAAATCATTCTCTGGACTTGCGTTGAAGCTCAAAAGCTTATTAACAATGTTCGCGCCTCAAAAGTGCCGAACAATGTAAAGGAAGAGCTCGTTCAAATTTATATAGAACACTCGCCAAAGACATGTAAGTTTATGAAGTCGTACATGTACGACTTTACCATAGACGCAAAAGCCGACTGAAGGAACGCTCTTTAACCTCAAAATCTAAGGAGAAACCTAATGTCGAAAGTAGTATACCGTGGCGTTGAATACGATACCGAAAAGCGTATCGCTTATCAACAGCAAATGCAACAACAACCTCAACAATACAATGAGACCTACCGTGGGGTTAAATTTGTAAAAGAGGGGAAGAAGGGATGACAGCAACCTATCGTGGTGTGAAGTATAATACTCACACTCCGAAACTAGAATATCGTAAGTGGTATTCACAAACACATGCTCCATCTCATCCACCAAACAAATATCGTGGGGTTCTTTACCGTCCTTGTAACAACTGGAACTGGGAGGAAAAGAAATGATACAAACTATTGTATTTCTAACTGCTTCAGCAGCTCTAGGAACATTCTTACTTTCAACCTATATCCAATGGTTGTATAAGTATTAAGTTAAATATTGTTTTTTATACTTATATGTAAAAGATACAAATGTTAGTGAATAAACACAAAGTATTATAGATAGTATGTCTATGGGTTAAAAAGATGATTTAAAAACTCTTCATTATGTATTTTTTTATTAGGAGGTTATTATGCATAACATAATTTCTTACAATCAACTAGCCGCTTGGAAAAATTTGGAGAGAACAATTGATGAATTTACAGATCAACACGAACTTATGAATGATTACTTTGATTGTTTAGTCGAGTGCGACGAAGATCAACAAAGTTGTAAAAGGGTATGTAGAGAGTTATTGAGTCGTTTGTAATATATACTGAGGGAGTTGATCTCCCTTTTTTTATAAGGATAATATAAAGGGAGGCTTGCCTCCCTTTTCTTTTGTCTGTAGAATAACTCTGCCAGGGTTCATAAGGATTCTATAAGCTATAAATACTTAAAGCGCTTTAAAGGGATCAATGACTCTTGTAGAAAGAATCTTAAAACAAATTGCAACCAAAAAGAAATCAGGAACAATGAATATTCCTGGTTCTGAAGGTAAAGCAAGAAAGGATGTTGCAAGAGCCGGGTTTCGCAAGAGAGGCCCAGTAGAAGAACCAAAAGTAACCAAGAGTGGTGATGATGTTCCTGTATGGGTGAGAAGTCATAAGACTCCAAGAGACTATGCTGCTCATACTGCAAAACAGAAACATAAAGAAGGTGAGAAAACAAATGTTGGAGCTTTGAGAAAACAATTACATCAGACTGGTGCAAAGAAGGATACCGAGGTGCATGACATTACTGTAGGATCCCCCAAGTCAAAAATTAAAGATCCTGGGCAACGTGCCAGAGCGTTTGTAAGGGGGTTGAAGAACGTTGCAGATGAAGTCAAGTCAAGAAAGGGTATTGCAACGAATACACCCACTGCCATTAGTTCTTCAGGAAAGAAAAGAAAGAGAAGTGATGAGGAAGGTGCAGAACAAAGAGGCAGGATTTATCAGAAGTTAGGTATGGGAGAACGTAATCCAAAGACGGGAGTTCAAATGGCTAAAATCAGAGAAGGAAGACTTTCATTTGTAGATTTTTTATTGATTGCAGAAGGTAATCCAACTGCAAGAATGATGCAGAAATCAAAAACTCAAGTTACTGGGCATATTTCAGCTGACAGAGGAACTGATGAAAAGAAGAATCGTGAATCAAGAAAATCTTTGGAGAAGGGATTAAAGAAACATGGCATTGGTTATAAGAAAGGAGTAGGTGAATATAAGTATTCATCTGGAGAAGGAACAGGAAGAGAAGTTTCTTATCAGACATCAAAACCAGAGAAGATGTCAAAAAGAAGATTTGGTAAAGTGATGCGTCGATTGGGGCGAAAGCACGGGCAGGAATCCGTTATCACAAAAGACAAAGAAAAGCAAGCCAGGTTGCATTATACGGAGAAAGGTAGTAAGATGAAGTCTGATTCAATCGGTGGATCTCAACCAGGAAAACACCCTGAGGGATACGGCGAGACTTCTGGCACCCGTGTGAGAAGTGGTAAACTACCCAAGAAAACCAACAAACCTGCTTATCATTATGGATAATTGGAAGACTGAATACCTTTCACTTAAGAAAGTCAATAAATATCAACAAGAACTTTTGGAACATGGCCCCAAGAGTTTGAGTCAGTCATGGGCATTGAATGCAATGCATCAGGATTGGAAAAGATTGAAAGGCATAAAGAATGAAAACGCAGAGTGCAAAAGCGAAAGGAAGGAATCTACAGAAGTGGGTGAGAGATCAACTCATTGAAAGACTAGAGATTCATCCTGAAGATATTGAATCCAGATCTATGGGTGCTGGTGGAGAAGATCTGATTATGGCTCGATCTGCAAGATCTAAGTTCCCCATGAGTATTGAGTGTAAAAACGTAGAGAAACTCAATGTCTGGGAAGCGTATGAACAAGCGAAAGCAAACTGTGGAAACTATGAACCCATTGTTGTCATGAAAAAGAATCATAAGAAACCTCTGGTAGTAGTGGATGCAGAATTCTTTATTGATCTTTTCAAAACTCTTGACACACTCCAGGAAGCCTGATAGGATGTGAGTTCATCAAATTTGATGACATCTAAATATTGAAACATCCAATTTTTAGAATGAGTCTTTGAGATGTTATTAGAGCCGAGGAAGGTGCCCGCTGAGAAGTTGGGTGTACCCCCCTTCTATTCGGATGTAGAGTTCAATCGATTTTAATGCAACAATTCTTTACTGTAGCCCTGCCTCTTCTGGCATCGGTTACAACCAATGTGGCAACACTGCCCCTGTTTCCTCCTCTGACGGCACCTCCAGTGCCCTTTTCAATTATTAAGGAGTTCGAAACACCGACAGCGACCAAGGAGGTTGCTCCGCCTGAAAAGCCAAAAGAGAAAAGGCTAATTTGTAAAGGGTGTAATGAACATGAGAATGCTACCCTGGCATATTTCCAGGATCGTGGTATAAAAGACAGAAACGCCCTTGCTACCATCATGGGCAACATTAGGCAAGAATCTACTTTCGTGCCTAATATTTGCGAAGGTGGTAGTAGGATCAGTTACGGTAGTTGCTACGGCGGCTACGGACTGATCCAATGGACATCTGCCAATCGTTATTATGGATTGGGTGATTTTGCTAAGAGGTATGGTGGTTCACCATCATCCCTTGACACGCAACTTCGTTATCTAACAAATGAGGTTCAGTGGTTGGATATTGAGGAGAAGATGAAAACTCCTGGCA